CGAACCCAGTTCGACAACAACCCTGCAAATCTCATTGGATTCCTCAATGATCCAAGCAATAAAGCCGAAGCTGAAAAGCTCGGATTAGTCAATCCTACAAGCTCATATTCTGAGCCTGTAACCCCTCCAACTTCCGTCACCGAGACCCCATAAATGGGGTCAGCACAGTTACTCCACTTGATGTAACTGTGCTAGGTGACACCAATCACCTAAAAACCCCAAAAAACCACCACCAAAAGGACTTTGAAAAATGTATAGAAAAAAAGCAAACAAGCGGCAATCTGCGAAGCAGTTCCGCAAAAATACGTCTAAAACAAACCTGCTCAATATCAGGGGAAACCCTATGCGAGGCGGCTATCGCCTCTAAGCATAGGAAAGACCACCTGACATGGCATGCTATCACCCACTCAAAGCCTTCCGTACCCCGAAGGGGGACATCATATTTTCCAAGACAACGCAATACGCTTGGACGGAAAAACTCAACCTCCCCTGCGGCCAATGTGTTGGCTGCAGGCTAGAAAAATCACGTCAATGGGCAACGCGCTGCATGCACGAAGCCTCATTGCACGAAAAAAACTGTTTCATTACCCTGACTTATGACAACGAACACCTACCAGCAGGCGGCAGCCTGCACTACCCCGACTTCCAACGATTCATCAAACGATTCAGAAAAGCTTTCCCCGGAAGAACAATACGTTATTACATGGCTGGAGAGTATGGCTCAACTTTCAGCCGCCCTCACTTCCACGCCTGTATCTTCGGATTCGATTTCGATGATAAGGAACTATGGAAACGGACTGCCTCTAATTCTCTCCTTTATACATCCAAAGACCTTGAGAAGCTCTGGTCATTTGGTTATTCCTCCATTGGAGACGTTACTTTTGAATCAGCAGCTTACGTTGCCCGATACATCATGCAAAAGTACACCGGACAAATGGAACAAGGCAGCCACATCAAAAAAGAAGAGCACTACCAATACTGCGATCTCACAACTGGAGAACTTATTACCTTAGAACCTGAGTTCAACAGAATGAGCCTAAAGCCCGGAATCGGAGCTAACTGGCTCGAAAAATACCACGCAGACGTTTATCCTCACGACTACGTCGAAATTCGCGGTCAAAAATGCACCCCTCCACGCTACTACGACAAATTAATTCAAAAAAATGACGACTACGAGTGGCAGGAAATACAAGACAAACGCGAAATACGTGCTAAACTAAAACCTGAGGAAAAAACTGCGGAAAGGCTTGCTGCAAAGGAAGCCGTAACCAAAGCAAAACTTCAAAAACTTTTGAGGAAAATAGCGTAAATTATTGATTTGACACAATAATGATTATACGCAAAGCTCCAAAAAAAGCGTTTAAAATCAACAACATACAAATAGGAAATCCTGATGCTATTAATATTATGTTCAACAAGAGACCGCGCAGCAGAGGCTTATAGCCGTCCAATGTACGTCCAGTCTATTGGCTTAGCAATACGCGCCTTCACTGATGAGATCAATCGCAATGATCCTAACAATCAGCTCTACAACCATCCTGATGATTTCGATTTATATGAGCTCGGCACCTTCGACGACTCAACCGCCAAATTCGAAATTAAAGATACACCTGAATTACTCATTCTAGGCAAAAACGCAAAAACCACATAAACAAAACCCCCCTCGCGAAAAGGCAGGGGGGTGGCTCACGTAGTGAACCACTCCCCTACCCTCTTTCGGAGGAAAACTACCAAGGAAAAACAATGTTTCGCAACAAATCGGCAAGCACACACCAATTCGCCATGGTACCCCGGGCAGATATTCCCCGCTCATCATTCAAAGCTGAAAAAACTCATAAAACAACCTTCGATAGCGGCAACCTAATCCCGGTCTATGTCGATGAAGTGCTTCCCGGCGATACATTTAACCTAAAAATGACAGCCTTCGCACGAATGGCTACTCCGCTCTACCCTTCGATGGACAACCTCCATCTCGATTCATTCTTCTTCTTCGTCCCAAATCGCCTGTTGTGGGACAACTGGCAAAAATTCATGGGCGAGCAAGACAAACCCGGGGATTCAACTTCGTATGTAATCCCAACTCAAACTAGCCCTGCTGGAGGCTACGCTGTAAACAGCCTCCAAGACTACATGGGCTTACCAACTAAAGGGCAACTCGGAGCAACCGCGACGATTACCCACGGCGCATTATGGACACGCGCCTACAACTTGATCTGGAACGAATGGTTCCGTGATCAAAACCTTCAAGACTCTATCGTGGTCGATACCGCCGACGGCGGCGACCTCGTAGAAAACTACGTACTACGTAAACGTGGCAAACGCCACGACTACTTCACCAGCGCACTCCCATGGCCTCAGAAAGGCGAAAGCGTTTCGCTGCCATTGGGAACGCAAGCCCCAATCATGGGCAACTTACCCATTACTGGCAACGCCTCACCTATCGGAGTTCAATACGGCACAGGCGCAAGCCAAAACATCTCCGGCGTTTTGGTTTCCGGTCTTACCGGAAGCCTATACAGTCCAGCACCAGCAAGCGGTGACTTGCTGAAATTTTCATCAACTCCCGGCTTAACTGCCGACACCACAGGACTCTATGCTGATCTATCTGACGCGACAGCTGCAACCATTAACCAACTTCGCCAAGCATTTCAAATTCAGAAATTGCTGGAACGTGACGCGCGAGGCGGCACTCGATACACTGAAATTATTCGCAGTCATTTCGGTGTTGTATCCCCTGACGCTCGTCTGCAACGCCCTGAATACTTGGGCGGAGGTTCAACTCCCATCAATATCTCTCCGATTGCTCAAAATTCGAGCTCTACTGTTACTGGCTCGTCTACCCCTCTCGGCACACTTGGTGCTATTGGCACTGCCTTGGCTACTAACAATGGCTTTACTCAATCGTTTACTGAGCATGGCGTAATTATCGGCATGGTTAGCGTCCGCGCTGACCTTACCTACCAACAAGGCTTACCACGGATGTGGAGCCGCTCAACTCGGTACGACTTCTACTTCCCTGCTTTCGCGCAACTCGGCGAACAAGCCATCCTGAATAAGGAAATCTACGCAACTGGCGATCCCGTCCAGGACAACGGAGTGTTCGGCTATCAAGAAAGATGGGCAGAGTACCGCTACAAGCCAAGCCAAATTACTGGCTTAATGCGAAGCACCGCCGACGGAACTCTCGACGGCTGGCACTTCGCTCAAAACTTCACATCACTACCAACTCTGAATGAAACATTCATTCAAGAAAATGTACCGCTCGAGCGCGCACTTGCAGTAGGCGCGTCCGCTAACGGTCAGCAATTCATTTTCGACTCATTCTTCTCCGTACGCATGGCACGACCAATGCCAATGTATAGCGTACCCGGCTTAATTGATCACTTCTAATCATGTGGGGATCAATTATCGGAGCAGGTATCGGCGCGGCTGCCTCCCTCTTGGGGGGCAACCAAGCTAACGCCGCTAACTCTGCTCAAGCCGCAGCAAACCGCGACTTCCAAGCTGCTCAATCAAAGCAGCAAATGGACTTCCAAGAGCGTATGCGTTCAACTCAATACCAAACCACGGTCGCAGACCTCAAAGCCTCCGGCTTAAACCCCATGCTTGCATATACGCAAGGCGGTGCAGGCACACCAGCAGGCGCAGCCGGAGCTGGTTCATTAGCCGCACCCATGGAAAACGTACTTGGAAAAGTAGGCAACAGCGCAAAAGAAGGCGCGCTAGCCTACCAACAGTACGAAAACATGAAAATGCAAAACTTTGCAACCGAACAACAGGGCGAAGCAGCTGCCGCAGCCGCCCTCCTTAGCAAAGATCAAGCCGCTAAAACGCGTGCCGAGACGGTAGTCGAAATACAAAAAGGCAACGCAAAAGGCAAAAACGGCGACCTTCAACAAACCATTCTCGATGGAATCGAAGCGTCTGCCAATCAAGCAAATACAGGCAGCGCACTAAACGCCTCAAAGAAAAAACGTGAAGACGTTCTAACCGATCTGAACAAACAGGGCATTGCCCCAAGTTCAGCAAAGGCTATCTACAACGACATCAAACGCGTCGGGAAAGATACCTACAACTCCCTCCCCTACTACCTACAACCTTTTGGAAAAGCAAAATGATTATCAAAGCAAAAGACATACCGGCAGCTCCGGTATTTATCCGTACACAACACAACTACGACCACAACGCTGCGTCAAATGAGTCCGGGCTGGCTTGTCAGGAGCCAACTCGGGCTCAGCAGCACCATAAAGAAGAGTGCGACATCAATGTGATCGTCAAACGATTCGGCATTACGGGCAAAATGCCCATAAACCAATCAGAAGCTCG